TATACCAATATTATAAAGTCTGATACCTCTTGACTTAGCAAACTCATTTACGAACCAAATTTCATCATCTGGATTTATAACATAAATAATATCTGCTTCTACGTCTAGTAGGGCTAGACCATCTTTATCCCATGATATTGTTTGGACCCGACCCGCCATTTGTGTGCCATTATACCAAATAACACCGATGCGTAATTCGCATCCTTTAATCTTTTTATGGTTGGTAATTGTATACTCTTTACCAGCTGTTTTAGTCTTTAGATAGCAATCTAAAGACATGTATTTTATATTTTCGCAATGACCGCTTTTCACAGCAGCTGTGTCAAGGTCTATTAGACCATTTGAGCTTGAGATAACGCTAAGTAGTTGATCTCTTGTTGGGTTAATGTTTAGTGTAATCATTTTATCCTCCTTATAAAGTTTAGGTTTCGGCATGATTAGGCCGTATGATAAGCTACATAGTAGCACCTCAATTCTAAGACTAACATAAAAGTATCTAAATACTCTTACGTTAGCCTACTGGAGATCTTATCTCCAGTAGTGCTATCATAGCACTAGTCGTTTTAACTGGTAATTCAATCTAGTAAGATAATAAAGATTATCTTCTATATATTGAATCTGTTTAATCGGATTATCAACTAGTTTATTTACATTAGTAAATATATTGTTGATTCGATTAAACAATTCAGCATTAGACCCAGGATGTCTAGGCAACCTTTGCTTGATGCTAGACATCGTCTCTTCGTAAACTGTACGAAGATCAGGATTACTAAATGGTGAATCCATAACAACTCCTTTCTGGAGTATTATGATAGACAGAGTTAAGAGTTGATGCTCTTAACTCTGTCTTAATCTTTTATCCAAAAATTTGTATATAGGCTAGTCCTATATTAAGAGTATAATATTATACCCTTAAGATAAGACCCAGTTTTTTGAGCAAACATGTATCTTTATGAGAAATATTTTATTTCCCGATACATGCTTTCAAGATGTGGTACTAATATAATAAGTCGGAAGAGCACGAACTCTTCCGACTTACTTTTTTAGTTTCCTAAGATGTTACTTCTTCTCATCGAGCAGAATTAACGATGTTCTAATTGCATTCTCTACTGATGCATCATTAGGATCTGTTTTTAGACTAGCTGCATTGCTAGTCAACGCATAGTATCCGCATATTACTGCGAATACTATAATACATACAAAGGTTGTGATAATATCGATATTATCACTTTTAACATTTGTTACTTTAGTAGTTTTCATTTTTAACTCCTATTAATTTAGTTTTAAATATAGACTTTGTAACTCTGCTATCGCGGAGTTTTTATAAGCTGCAAGAGCGCGAGGTGTTCTTGCCAAACTATGTAGATTAGCATTAATACAAATTAACGCAACTTTAACTTCCATTCTTCTTGCTGGATTAGCTGTTGCTAATCCTTTAATGCAATCTGAAAACAATATATCAAAACTTTCCATTTTATATCCTTTATTATCTTTTTAATATTAAATTTAGTAGAGAGAATAACCTTTTGATTATTCTCTCTACTTTTATAATATATAACTGTAAAAAAATGACTTTGACAAGTTTAAAAGCTAAATTAGATATACAGCGTTTTTGTTGCTTGAACATACGACTATATTAATAAGGAGCCTCTGATGAAGAGCATTTATAAAAACTATAAGATTTCTAAAGAGTTATTACCGGATATGACCTATGCTATAGACCAGCTAACTGCTAATCAAGAAGGCTTCGGTAGTTTTATTATGTCAGTAACTTCTTTCTTTAAAAAGAAGATAGAAGCTATTAGTGGAATATTTGGTATTAATAGTAAAAATGATACTAAAGAAATATCTAAAGAGACTGCAGCTTTATATAAAGAATTTTCAAAGTTTGATAAAACAGTAAATCAAACTGTTAAATCTGAAGATAAAATTTATAATAGCTTACGTTCTATTTTAATCCCTTGGATACCAGGTGTAAAACCAGATCTTTATTCTTTAGTAACTGGGCTTAAGTTACAAGTTGATGAAGTGCAAAATAAAGCATTACCATTACTAGATCAAACAGATACTTTTATTAGTAAATTACTAGGTGATGAAGATTATAGAACATCTATTATACCAAATAAAGAACTAGTAGATAGTCTAAAGAAATATAGTAAAGACACTACTAATTATCTAACTGATATTATTAATGGTAAACAAGTTGCAGATAGTAGAGAGTTTGAAGATGTTATTCCTAATATGCAATCTATAGAAACAATACATAATATTTTAAAGGATCTTTTATTTGCTAAAGATCTTGAAAAAGTACAAGAAGTATTTAACTATGCTAATAAAATAGGTAATAATGCTAAAGAGCTTTTAAGTCAAGCACAGAAAAATCAACTTAATATTAGTAAAGTAAGAGCAAATGAACTAGGACCAGTATTACAAGAATCTGCAGCTATAGTAACTAATGTAGCGGCTATTATTAGAATACTAGATGCTAGTGTTAAAATACATAAAGCTATTTTAGAAAAGCTATCATATTTAGTTAAATAAAAAGAAGAGTACAGATAGACTAGAGTTATTCTAGTCTATCTGTATATTTTATTTTAGGACTTCTACTAATGGTCTTATCTCAGGATTAACTTCATAGGCAATAGAAGAGATAGCATTTTCAATTCTAGGATTATCTATATACCTAGAGCAAATAGCTAACTCTATTTTAACACCATACTTAATGAAAGTACGCCATTCAAAACCGAATTGAGATCCGTACTTAGTATCTTCAACTTTACCATAAATAGTATTGTCTTTTATACCATAAGTAGCGAATATTCTTGCTCCAATGTCATTTACTAAATTATCGTTTGACCTTGAGAGATTATACAAAAAGTTTTCGTATGCTGACCAGCTCTCAAGTACGTCATAGAGTTTATCGATACGCGTATCTAACTTTCTGTTTAACCCAAATTCAACATCTACATTCGCACCATTAAGCCCTATTTTAAAATCACAGACTGCTGTGAGATTATATCTTTTAAATAGTCTGCAGCTCGTAAGATAACCATATGTTGCAGTTAAGTTAGGACTACCAAAATACTCTCTAATAAGTGCAATAGGATCTGCTTGTATTTCTATTGCATCCCAATCAGCTCTTAGTTTATCTTTTCTCTCTTGAGCTTTTCGTTCTTCTTCTACTAGACTACTCCAATCTAGAATATCTTTCTTTCTATCACCTAGAAATACCTCAAGTACGTGAGCCTCTTCCGTTACATTACTAAGATCTTCAATAGGAGTCGTAGTAATATTTTCAATAAGTATATTCCAAATAAAGCCACCTGTTTGTAGTTTAGCTATAACATCTTGGTCTTCATGTGTTTTTTGCAACTCAATAGCTTCTAATGCTAATTCTGTTGTTATAGGTGCGGTTAATATAGGACCTTTGTCCACCCTGTAACCATTAATATAAAATTTTGGTTGTTCCATTGTGTTCTCCTTATGTGTATTCTATTTAAATAATATATATTTAGTTTTCATTAAGTATATACAAGTTAAAAATAATATTTATAGATACTACTAGAAGATTTTTATCTTCTAGTAGTATCTTCTATATTTTCGCATATAAATTTAACAGCTAATAAAGTAATATACGCAAATATTACTAATGCTATAGTAACTACAAACACTAATAACATTATAGTTCTATATGTCTCTATAATAAAAAGAGCTTTAATAAAACTAAATATTATTAATAATGCACCTATGCCAAGTATAATGCATGCTGTTTGGGCTATTACAATTCTCAATCTTTCATCTTCCATCATTAACCCTTCATAATTGCGGATTCTAACTCTTCGTTAAATATAACTATCTCTTGTGGAGATAGAGTCAGTTCTTTCATCATAAGCTCTTTAATGTTATTAATATTAATCTCAAAAGCTTTAGACTCTACTGTCTCTAAAATATCAATCTTCTTAATAACTTCATTTTCAGTTTTAAACTTAATATGGTAGTCTGGATAAGCAGTTATAAACTCTTTAAGGTTCTTAAGTAAGGTATTAACATTCTTAATCTCTATTCGTATATAAGAACCTTTAGGAAGTTTCTTTAGCTCTTTCTTAAGACTATGGACTATTTCAGACTCAGATTGATCTAAGTATGTTAATGTCTTAAAGACCATTGCTTTAGTATTCTCTAAAAACTTAAAGTCCATCTTACCATCAGCATAAATATCACAAAGTAAAGCGCCTTTATTCTCTTCTTCACCATGCGCTAAACGATCAAAACTACCAGGGGCTAATATTCTTTCATAAGCATTAGGTGTATGTATATGTCCAATGGTTATATAGTATTTTACAATATCTAAATAATCAGATTCTTTATGTACAAATTTCATACCTTCTAATATTGGCATCTGGAACCTAAAACAGCCATGCATAATAGCAATATCAACTTCTGCTAACTGATTCTCTTTAAGAAGGTTAATGACTTCTTTATAAGTATCCGTAGCTTCATGTCTCCATTCATCTGGAACATAAAGAACAGAGATACCTAACTTATCGATTTTCTCTATAGAGAGAGCATTAACATATCTATAGTCAGCATCAGGAGCTAACTTCTTAGCTATCTCTGTAAAACTGGCTATTTGATCATTATCATGGCTAGGTGTTCCATATAGTATTCTAAAGATTACATTCTTATCTCTACACCATAAAAGAACATTAGATAGCCATGACATGATGAGACGATATTCTATAGATCTACTAGAGAGTAATCTATCGAATACATCTCCAGCGATAAAGAGAATGTCTATATCATTTAGCTCTTTAGTATACTTAATGAAAAAATCATTAAGGTTATTGATTATATTTTCAGTATGGTTCTTAGGATGTCCTAAATGTATATCACTCAGAACCAAGTATTTGATTTTGTTTTTCATCTTTAGCACCAATTTTTATAGTAAGGGTTTCATAATCTTCTTGAAACTGATGTAATCTGATTTCACCTTCACGCTGCATATCGCGTATCCACTCTTCGTAAGTATCTGAAACCATATTTAGAGTTTTATACTCATGTGTATCTAGTAGGTATCGCATGTACATAGCTTTTTGATCTTTACCTGGACGAACTTGAATAATCTTATTATCTTTATAGTTATCTTTATATATACGCTCATGGAGACCAGGCACCCACTCTACGATATTAATCTTACCAGATGAAGCTAATAATGACATCTCAACAGCTTTAGCATAAGTATTGAAATAGTCTTTAATTATGTATTCATTATCTTCGTCATCTTTAAGATAAAGCTCTGGGAAATCAGAAGGTCGTAATGTTAAAATATCAGACTCTTGACGATACTTAGCTTTAGTAATAGCTAAGAAATTATCTCTAAAATAAGAGATAAGATTTTCGTTTACTAATCCTGGATAGCATAAGAATATAACTCTACTTAAAAATGAATACGATTTATAAACTTCTGCTAATCTATCTATATCTTTTGTTGTCATTGACATTTCAAATCCTTTTTAGTTAAATAATCAATTATGAGCTATTTCCTAAGAGAATAATGTTCTCGTGACAAGACATTATAAGGATAAACATGAGTGGAATATTAAGAAGTAGTGACTGGTCTAACTACCCACAGGCTATAGTGCATGTTACTACTAAGAATAAAAGTTTTCTTAGAGTAGCGCAAATATATAAGTCTATGGGTATTAAGAACCACGCTTTTTTATTAGCTTTACATAATCCTGATCTCGCTGATGTCGATCCTTTTAGCGATGATCTAACAGAAGACCAAATTAATGCTATTGGACAAGAGATAGCGGAGAACCCATGGTACTTCTTTAGGGAGATTATAAGGATCCCAGCTTCTGGTACTGTTAACGGTGTTAGCTTTATAGCTAATAGAGCTAACATTGCTTATCTATGGTGTTGCTTTAACCATTTAACAACTATGATCATTATGCCACGTCAAACTGGTAAGTCTGTTGTTGCGGATAGTTGTAACGTCTATATTCTAATAGCTGGCGGTAATAACATTAAGATGGTATTATTTACTAAGGATAATGGTCTAAGAGTATCGAACATTGAACGACTTAAAGCCATCTTCGATCTTTTACCTTGGTATATCAACCCTAGAGATAAATCGGATAGTAACAACACCGAGAACATAACTATTAATGCTTTACAAAATAGATTGGATACTGTTGTTGGACAAACTACATTAGCTGGTGCTATGAAGGTAGGTCGTGGTCTTACTGTTGCTATATTACAGGTAGACGAGTTAGCGTTCATTCCACATATTAAAGAATCTTTAGAGACAGCATTGGCTGCTACTGGTGCTGCTAGAGAGAATGCTAAAAACTCTGGATCACATTATTACAATACTTATACTACAACTCCTGGTTACGTAAATACAGAAGAAGGTGCTTATGCTAAATCGATTTACGATAGTTGTTGTAGATGGACAGAGAAGTTCTTAGATCTACCAACACATGAAGAGCTAGAGAGTACTGTAAGGAAAAATACTCGTAGAGGTAACTTTAGTATTTTGATAGAGTTTAACCATAGACAACTAGGTAAAACAGACCAATGGTTAAAAGAGAGAATATTAGAAGCGAATGCTACTGGTGATAGGGCAGAAGCTGACTTCTTAAATAAGTGGTCACAAGGTACTGCTGCCTCTCCTATCTCTAAAGAAAATTTGATTAAACTAAGAGAATCGATTGTTAGTAAATCGTATATAGATATAAGTACCGAAGGTTACGTTATGAATTGGTATATACCAGAAGAAGATGTTATGAATGGTCTTAATGGTAGACAAATGGTTTTAGGTATGGATAGTTCTGAAATGATAGGTAATGATAATACTACATTCTGTGGTAGGGATGTTGTTACTGGAGAAGTTCTTTGTACCGCATTAATAAACGAAACTAACGTACTAACATTAAGTAACTTTGTAGCTAACTTCTTAATTAAATACCCTAATGTAACTTTTGTTCCTGAAGCTAAATCAACAGGTGTGGCGATTATAGATACCATAGCACAAATATTTATTAGTAAAGGCATTAATCCATTTACTAGGATATTTAACTATATAGTCGACGAAAAAGATACTAGACAAGATTATGATACATCTTGGGGAAACATTAGTAAGAGCTGGAATCTAAGTGAATGGTATAATAAGTATAGAAGAGAGTTTGGGTATAGAACTTCTGGTATTGGTAAGAATAGTCGCGATAATTTATACGGTACAGTATTTAACTTTACTATGAAATACACTGCGCATTTAACAAGAGATGAAGATCTAGTAACAGAATTAGAATCTTTAATAGTAAAAAATGGCCGTATAGACCACCCTGCTAATGGGCACGATGATTTAGTCGTTGGATCACTTTTGTCTATTTTCTTCCTTACACAAGCTAAAAATCACGAACTTTATGGTATCGATAAAGAGAAAATACTAGCTGGGGTAAAGTTAAGTATGACAGAAGAAAATGGCGGCCCTATAGAAGAATATAGGAAAGCTAAACAAAAGCAGGTTAAAGATACTATAGATGTTTATCTAGAGAGGATTAAACATTGTGAAGATCCTTACATAACACAACAATTAATAGCTAAAACAAAAGCACTATATAATACACTAGATAAAGACTTTATAGTTTCGTTTAACCTACAAGATATGTTAGAGAAGATTAGTAGTGAAAATAGATTAAAACGTATAGATATTAGTGGTAGTAAAAAATATGCATTTTAAAAATAGAGTAGTAGAGCTAAATATTTAGCTCTACTACTCTTAAGTTATTAAAGTTAATTTATTACATATGGTATATAGCAAGACCAACAATAACTGCTAGTACAACAACTGCTACTACCACACCAATTACTTTATGTTTTTTAGAAGATTTAGATTTATCATCAGAAGACTCTTTAACTTCTGGTTTCTTTACCTCTGGCTTAAATTCCGGTTTTGGCTCAGGTTTAGGATCCTCTTTTTTAGGTTCCTCTTTAGGCTCTTCTTTTTTAGGCTCTTCCTCTTTTTTAGAATCTTCTTTTGGTTCTTCCTTCGGTTCCTCTTTCTTTGGTTCCTCTGGTTTTGGATCCTCAGGCTTAGGTTCTTCCTTCGGCTCTTCTGGCTCTTCTGGTTTCTCTATGCCAAGCGCTTCTGACCAATCATCTTTTTCAGTTGGATATTCTGTATGGTATGCAACTGTTCTTGGATCTTCTAATAGAACATTAACATCATCAAGAACTTCTGCTTCTGTTTCAACATCTTGATTATCAACTGCATAAACTACTTTATCTGTAAAATCTATGTAATATTCAAGATCGGTATCTGCAAAAATAAAATCAGAATCTATAATAGCGCCAAGATTCTTTTCTCCAAACTGAGTCTCCTCAACTGCTCTAATGTGTGTCTTAAGCTCATAAGGTAATTTCTTTTCTTTAAGGTCACATTTAAAAGTAAATGTTGTAGATGCTGCTGTATAATTAACAGACTTCTCTTCTTTAATAAATTTTACAAAGTAAGAACCGTCTTTTAATAGTGGTTGGTTTTCATCAAGAACTTCACCATCTTCATTTCTAACTACTCCGATGATCTTAGATAATGGAAGTACAAGATGTTTCGCAGCTATAGCCTCATCGACTTTTTTAGCCTCTGTTAAAATCTTATAAAGTTTACTCATAGGGTATTCTCCTTATTATATATTGGTTAACTTCAGGGATATTTAATTCTAAGACTAAGGTAAATTGTAAGACAAACAACATAAAGGAAAAATAAAATGGAGCTTAATAGAACATCTGAAATGATGAATTCTCCTAATACTGAAATCCACGGGGGATTAAAAGGAAAAGAGTGCAAGTTTGTAACACATGTTATGGGTAATGAGCAGTTTAATATACCAGATATGCATTATGTAAAAGAGGTATGGCACTATAACGATGGAACTATGATTAGGAATCTAAGACCAATCAAAAACTATTTGAGATCTTTTTGGATTACTAAAGAGAACTATCGCGATCATAAACAAAAGAAAGAGACTGAAGATATTAGAAGATTAAATCATTATAAAGCTACACAAACTGATTTAGCAAAAGTTGCCGCATCTAGGTTAGGAGACCAATTTAGAGGATGTACTCAAATGCGAATGCTAGCTAATTCTCCTTACTTATATGGAACTGACGTTAAAGCATCTGATGAACTAATGTATAAATATATTAAACAATATCCTAATATGTCATCGCCTAATATAGTCTGTGCATTAGATATTGAGACGAATACATTAACAGATGAAATAATATTGATTTCTGTTTGTTTAGAAGATAGAATCTATACTACCATATTAGAAAGTTTCTTACCATTTAAAGACGGAATTGAAGAGAAGCTAGAGAGATTAGCAAGAGCTAATTTTCCAGATGAAAAAATAGCAAAAGAAGTTCAACTTACATATGATGTATGTAAAACAGAAAAAGAAGTTATAGAGCATGCCTTTAAAACAGTTCATAATTGGCAACCTGATTTTTTAGCTATTTGGAATATAGCATTTGATATTCCAACTATAGAAGCTAGATATACAAGTCTGGGTGGTGATATGAAAGATTTAGTATCTGATCCTAGGATTAAACCAGAATACAGATATTATAAATATAATAAAGGTGTATTTCAAAAAGTAACAGCATCCGGTAAAGTTAAACCTATTGCACCGCATGAACAATGGATAACAGTACAAGCACCAGCAAGCTTCTTTCTTATAGATGCTATGCAAGCATATAACTTTGTAAGATCAGGACAAAAACAGAATCCTGGCGGTTATTCTCTCAATGCTATTATAGAAGCAAACTTAGGAGAGAAGTTTAAGAAACTACATTTTGACGATCCTAACACTAAAGATTTAGTAGGCGTAGATTGGCACCAATATATGGTAGGTAACAAACCATTAGAATACGTAATATATAACCAATGGGATACCATGGCTATGATACTGCTAGATAATGAGATACAGGATTTGAAGATTAAGATAAGGGCATTAAGCGGTATGGCAGATTTTGCTATATTTAATAGTGGCCCTAAAAAGATTGTAACTAATATGTTTTATTTTAATTTAGAACGTGGTCAGGTTATGGGATGTAAACAACCAATGATCGAAGAAGATGAAGATCTTTTAGGCTTACAGGACTGGATCGTGATGCTAGATATAGATCAAATTCATCCGGCGGAAACTTGTTACTTAGATGTTACTGATGAAGTACTTAGCGATGAGATGATTAAACGTTATGTTTTTGATGCCGATTGTGTAAGTAGCTATCCTTCGGATATAATGGCAGCTAACGTATCTAAAGATACAACCGCAAGAGAATTATTATCTATAGATGGTGTTAACTCTGAGGACTCTAAATTATCTAATATTAACATACTTTTTGGTAAAGTTAATCAAGTTACATATATGTCCGATATGTGTAACTACCCAACGTTAGAAACATTAGAAAAAAATATGATATAGACTAGTATAGGGAAAATCCCTATACTAGTCTATTTATTTTATTAGCTAACTTAAAGCCCCAATCATTAATAGAGACCCATGCTAGCACCTCGTCTTGCTCTTCCTTTGGAGTAACGTTCCAATTATAGTAATAGTACTCCAAATCAATGTCCCCTTCTACCCGTTTAAGATCATAAGCTTTCTTAATCTCCTCTGGGGTTTTAAGGAATTTGATCTCACCATTTATTTCATCTTTATACACTGGTTTCCAAACTAATGCTAAAGAATCGTCTTGGTTCTTTAATGGCAATGATAACATAACTAAGTTACCTAACTTTTTACCATAAGAAATCAATTCGTAATGGTTAAGTTCCGTAATGATTAGAGGGTATCCAGTCTCAGCTACTTCTCTAATAGCAGAGTTATACTCGGCACCAGGAATGACCTTAACCTCACCAGTAGTAAGATTCACTACCGGAACATAACCATTATCTGGTAATGTCACGATAGTCCTTCTCTTACTAAACGGAGTTATAATACTAAAGTTAGTGTTATAACCTTCTTCGAATGATGGATATATGTGGTCACATTTCTCAGCGGTCAAAATATCCACTGCTTCCTTATTATCCAGGAATTGGATAAAGAGGCATTTGCCTTCGTGTGTTTCAAGTTTATAAACAAGGCCTGGCTCGATTTTATCGATAGCTAGGTATTGTTCTCCTGCTTTCATTTCTTTTAACATAACTAATCCCCTATTAATTCTATACTAGATAGCTCGGCATAGCTTGCTACCCATTTAATACCCCACACTGCAGCTGCTGCTACTGCAGCACCTAAACATATAAACCCGCCAATTGCTAATTTACTAAGTTCTTTACTTACATTTTCTGTATTCTGCTTTTCCATATTTTTTCCTTTTTAATTTAAAAATAAAAAGGGAGATCATAATGTCTCCCAACATTAGTTATTGAAACATAGCACAACATATACAAGAGCAGCCCATACTAAGGCACCAGCTGCTATGATTGTGCCCCTTAAAAAACAGGCCGCATTTTGCATCGTATTCTCCTTAATTAATTTAGAGGGTAATTAACCCTCTTATTCAAAACTTTCAACAACCTTATGACCTAGCACACCAGCACCAAAGATGGCTAAACTTACTACTACTCCAGCTATACCAGCAACTGCGTAAGCTTTCCAACCAGTTAAGGTGATTCTAAATTTATTATTATTTTCCATTTTGGATCCTTTTTAAATTTTCTTTATCCTAGTTCCAGTTATAACAACAAATGCTATAACACCTATAATTGCATACCCAAGAAGCTTTTTAGCTCTTTCTATTGTGGCATATTCCATAATATCTCCTTTATGGTCAGGGAGATTTTATTCTCCCTCTGAAAAGTAGGTTTTATAAGCCCAAATACCTACTCCCACAATTAAACCCACTCCAGCACCTATTAGAAGTTTAGAAACAAGAGAAGATTTCTCTTCTTGTTTCTTTTCAGCCTCTTCTTCAAGCTGCTTTAAATTATCTGTAAACTTATTAATAGCCTCGTCTATCTCTTCTTTTGCAGATTCATATCCAGACGTAAATGCATCGCGCATTTCATCTGTTACATTTTTAAGACTCTCTTCTATTTGCTCATCTGTCATATTACTTATATTTTCCATGTTGTTCTCCTCTTCTGCGGTTGTGTTCAAATCTATAGCAACTTCTGGAGTTGCACCTTTAAGTCTTTCAGCTTCCATTTTCTCTACTGTAGCTGTAGCCTCAGCCTCGTCCATGCCTTCAATGGCTATGGTTCTCTCCATAACTCTTTTTAGAGATTCAAAATCTGTACCCTGCTGAAGTAATTGGACGAACATTGCCGCAAATATCTCCGGTCTAGTTTTAGATTTTGTACGAATGTACAAATCTTTTATCCCGCTTAGGATTTCCGGGGTAACAGATTTAATAATATTAAATCTTGCCTCGTCTAACAGACCTTGATTCAAAGTTAGCGCATCGATATCACTAACGAGCGCTTTCAAATCATGGTGAAAGACGATCAAATCCATAAGATCTCTATTGTCACGACCTAAAAGGTTATTGGTATCGATATCAATAACTTTAAACTCTTGTTTAAGAGACTCAATGGTCTCCACCATTATTTCTTTTCTACTTTTATTTGTGCGTACCATGGGTACCCCTTTTTGGTTTATTTTTGGTTTAATTACCTAAAGCAATATTATCTTTAATATTCCTTTAGAGAATTATTACGCCGGAGCTATCCTCCGGCGGCTAGTTAGTATTACCCCACTAGTCTTCTTAGCTGATAATTTACATTATCTAAATAGGCATAAATATTATGCTTGTATTCGTTTAGTTTTATTGGAAAATTTTCCAATTTAACTAAGTTATCGAAGATAGTATTTATATTATCTTGAACCTTTTGATTTATGAACGGATATTTATCAAGTCGACTTTTGACTTCTTTTACAAGAGTGTCAACTCTATCCGTAACCAAGCCTGTTTCCAGGCCTAAATCGTGGTAGTCCATATTAACCTCCTTTCCAGGAGATGCTATCGGGAGTTCACCCTCTCGATAGTTACTACCTTAAGATATTAGGTAATATTAATTACCTATAACAACATTAATCTATAATATTCTTATAGGTAATTTAAAACACAGAGAGTAAGAGATATCTCTTACTCTCTGTGTATATTTTTTTATTTCTTTACGTATACTGGTTTTAACAACTGTCTACCAGCCGCTGTTAAAATTCTGTATTCGGCTGGTGTCAACTCCGCGTTTTGCATAGATGCATCGCAACCAAAGTCGCGATTTGCATTTAGTATTAGGCGTAGCTGTGTTATAGCCTCACCACCTGTTTTGGTATCAAGCACAACCTTTGCACCATAACCAAACATTTTAGTATTACCTTTTCCGCTATTTGCGTCTGAGCAAACATATCTATATGATACTTTAAATCTGTAAGGGTTTTGTACAGGATATTTATCTATTTCAATAGCTGTAGCTAAATCGCTACCATTGATTTTTCTCCACACTGGGTTACCCTTTGGCATGCCCATAATGGTCCCGCCAAAATTGTCAGTATCTAAATCGGCATAGATATTAAAATCGCTATCTATAATAGTTCCTGCTGCAGTAGCTCCGCTAATAATCTGTTGATATTCAGATGCTGTTGGTCTAGGCGTATCGCCCTCTTCAAGATCTAGCCAAAGATAATCGAAATCTGAATTTTCTTTATTCCACTTATCTCTAAGTGCCATAAATTCTTTCTCAGTATCTGGATTATATTCAATTTTACTTACCTTGAATTTTGGAAGCTCGTTGAATGGGTTTAGTGGAGAAGCCTGTGTGAAGCATTTCCTTTCTTGCACAGCAGTATTTCTACCATCTGGATGAAAGTATCTATATCTTTTAATATAGCATCCATTATAATAAGCTTGTTCAACTCGCCACTCACCCTTCATTTGTGTATACCCTTTCTTTTCTCCTTCGTTAATTATTTTGCAATTATAATCAAGATATTTATTCCCAGTTACAGTATGCTCGTAAGTAGTAGCATATTTAACGTTACTATTACCAACTCGTAGTTTGGCAATATATTTACCATTTTCGCATCGACCTTCGCCTACAACTCTACCATAAGTATCCTTAAGATCGCCTATGATAACCCCATAATCATCTGATGCTTTTAGATAACTATCCGCGAATGTTTTTACGTCCTCAAATCCGAAACTTGCTGTTAAAATTCCTGCTACTGCTGTAGCTAACAATACCTTTTTCATTGTGTTCTCCTATTTAAATTGTTATTTATTTTTGTTGGTTAGCTTCGTTAGAAGCGACTACTGATTGTTTTTGCGTTGTTCTTCTAATGCTTCACGTGTCATACCATCGGCGCAGTCTATAAGCCCATATAGAATGCTCTCGAAGATATCGTCCAGAACAGAGCTCTCTTCTGGTTTACTTACTAGAGGAGCGTCTATGTTAATACTTCTATCAACATTTACATTCTCTAGTATTTGTGGTTTAGGTTGCATATACAACCCGCCTTCTTGACCTTCTGGTTTACTTACTTCTCTAAACATTTTGTTTCCTTTTTAGTTTTGATAAAGAGAGCTTAGAGCTCTATGTCAGTGAGTTTGAATTCGCCAACAACGTGCTCTAATAGCCCTCTCTCTGCTGATGTTAACTCTCGGTCAGCAGCACCGAGTTTTGCTCCCTCGAATTTGAAGCGAACAACCGGAATACCAGTACCGTTAACTCTAATATAACCAGTGATTCCGTATTCACTTGTAATAACATAATCTATGGCTATATCAGCATCGCCATCTGATGTAGGAACAGTAGTGGTAAACTCTGCTTCTACTTCACCTTGATATTGGGCAAACGCCCAATCACCTTGGCATCTTTCGACGCCTTCTGCATATTCTGCAGTTTGTTTGTAAGCCTCTAAGGCAACTTGGTCTAGAACCTGATTGAAATAGTTTATAGATGTTACTTTCATAACGTCTCCTTTTGATTTATTAAATTTTGTTATCGGTTTAAGGTGATAGAGGAATAAATTAACATAATTACAAAGATATCCGGATATGTATCTATATTATTTTTATTATAATATAGTTACGATCATATCTATTAAGAAGTTTATTAATTTACGATTCTTAATAGGTGTATAGTGAACAATAATATATACCACCAATCTTTTAATCAGAATAAAAATAATTAAGGTTATTAATGTTGTAATCATTATTAAACCTTGAGTTTTATTTCTATTCCTCTATCTAGAAAGAAGTATTAATATACTTTTTCTATATTTATAATATATAACTGTAATTTTTTCACTTTGACAACAAGTTGGTATCCTAGGATTTTATTCCTAGGATACTTTATTTATGCCCAAAGTGAATCTGGGTCGTAATCTATAACTATACCTCTAGAGTCTTTATAGACTACTGGTTTAACACCCGTTTGGGTTTTCTTTTTATAAGAATCCGCTTTTACTTGCGGATACTCAACCGGACGTAGACTTGTTATAAATGCTTGGTCAAAATGACCACTGTTTAGCATCCGCAACATTTCTGTTACCATAGGGCTTCCTTTCTGTATGTATTGGGCGTACATACTAATATAGATAGTGTTCATTGTCTATATAGGCTAGTCCTATATAGAAGAACTAGATTAATGGTTCTTCTATATTTATAATATATAATTGAAATTTTTTCACTTTGATGTAAATCGTTGTGATTAACCATTCTATACTATTCACAGGTCACTACTGATAGATGTAATATCTATCGGTAGTGTTTTTATTTATCTAAGGCTATTTATAAATGAAATAGATCTACACTATTTCAACTGATGAACTTTTTCAAATCTTTTTAACCTTATAGTTTAATAGACATACATTAGGAATTCCTAATGCATGTCTTTATTTTATTTATATAAATTAAAAAAAAGTAATACTAGAGTAGAACCTATATTTGGTTCTACTCTAGTCATCTTATTTCTTTAGGCTTTTAAGATACTCAGAAGCTGTTACTTCTTTTCCATTATACCTTACATGTGTAGCTAACCCTCTTTTGCATATTTTCTTAATATCGAACCAAAACTCTTTACCATTAAGCATATCCGTTAGTTCATCTTTAGTAAGAAAATTTTGAAGCTCTGATCTAGCTATATTATCATATAGTTGCTTATAGAACTTGATTCTATTTACAACATCAGATGCTTTACCAAAAGCACCTCCAGACCAATCGTGGAACATGACCCAGCTATGTTCATATGCTATTCTCTTATCTCCAAATGTAAATAGAATAGCAGCTGCTGAAGATGCTGAAGGATCTAAGATAGTTGTAGTTTTACCATAGAACTTCTCTTGTATAACCGATTTGATCTTATAGAGCTCTGATACATATCCACCAGGTGAATCTATCCTTATAGTTAATGTATCATCACCTCCAGAGTCTCTTAAGTTATTTAACAGCTTAGAAAGATCTGGATGATCTTCTAGCTCTGTAAAATAAATAGTATGCTCTTGATAAGACACCGATTTACTATAAAGCTTATGCTCACTCTTATCACTACCACGTGAATCAGAACGACCTAATCGTTCACTTTTAGTTTTTCTGTCTACTGTCTCTAAGTTCGGTAATGTTTCTTTTTCCATATTAACCCTTTCTGTTATTTTTAAAACTCTATTTTACTTCTATTAGGATAACTATGTAACTTCTTAATAAATTGTTCTGGAACAGTAAAGGCGTCAACTTCTTTACTTGTTCTTTTAGATGGCAATGTACAAACGATGTCATTTGGCGCTCTTACACCTTCCCAATTAAAAGTCCATGGTAAAGTCTCCGGAAACTTTTTATATTCGACATTATAAGTATCTAAACCAATATAAAATAAGTTACGTAAATTATTTATTACACTAGCACTTAAGAACTCTTTAAGGTCTTGATGTTGTAATATATAGATAACTTTCTTATCAGTATTATAAGCCAGTATCTCATAATTTGAATTATACGTTACTAAATAAACTGGTAATAATTTATCCTTATAGGTATCGGATCCAGTGTTATCAGTATACTGTTGTATAGTAACCATAAGATCAAATGGTCTTAAAAGATTATCTAATCGCTTTAACGAACCTGGTGGGTAATTAATAATACTATCATATTCATCATACACTCTTAAAGCTATGAAATTATGGTTATTCTTAGTTTTATTATCCCACATCGGATAAAATGTACCATTATAATGTAAAAGATCTTTACGCCTATCTGGTATCTTACGATGCTCTTTAAAAACCTTAGGATCGTAGAAAAATATATAATCTCCATTTACAACATCTGTGCAAAATGATTCAAAATCTTTTAGTGTTAATGAACTTCCCATTTTACCACCTATTCCAGGAATATGAGGTGGGATCCTATTCATAATTTTATCGGAATAAATAAAAAGCCCAGTAATGACAATGGCTATGAAAAGTATAAATATTCCTATTATATGGTAATCTTCCATATTAACTCCTTATATAGTTTAAAAATAAAAAACGTTAGGTAGAGATATATCTCTACCTAACGCAACTTAAGTTCTGTTTCCCAGGCATTAGGTCTATATGTTTCGTAATGCCATTCCTTAGCAATATCTTTTGTGCAAGATTCTCTTTGCTTATAAAGATCTTTGTGCTTCCTAAGATTACCACAATATAAAGCAGTATATGTAGTATCTACCCCGTCTATCTTTCTAAGTCTACCCATCATCTGTCTATTGGCCTGTAATGACCCCATGGAGATAGTTTGGATAATAGTGGAAAGTTGTGGGATATCTACTCCTACGCCTGAACTACCAGGCGTTGACGCCGTGATATCAGAGGTCATTAGGGTTTGATAATCGTCTTCTTGAACATATGTGTTTACTGTTAACTTAGGGTATTCTTTTCGTAATACCACCATAAGGTGTTTACACATATCAACAGTAGCCGCATACACTAAACATTTATACCCCGGCTTACGTTTTTCTATATAATCACGTTCTACATATTTAAGAACCATCTTATCAAACTGTGCTAATAGATATGGCCTAGATAAAATAGACTGCTCAAAAAGCACTTGGCTATAACCTTGGTTAGTCTGGTGCTTTAGCTTAGGTGCTTTTTCTATGTAATATCTAACATTATTAACTTTTATATGTGCCCCACTACCCGTATTCATATCGAATCTTAATCTTTCTGGGACTAGCATTTTATACATTTTAACAGTATGCGGATCATTACTACTAAACGTTGCGGTTAATAATAAATAGAAATCACATTGGAAATATAAAAGAATCTTAGATACACTACCTGGTTCTTGATGCGACTCATCATTAAGAAAACCGCCTATACCCAAATGCTGCATAAGATTTTCTGGCGCAACTGGATACTCTTTAAGAAGGAACACATCTCCCTTACGGTTATCATAAACATTTATATAGTTCATGAGTGTTCGGATGCTAAAAATGAATATATCATATTTCTTCTTATACTCTTCGGCGTTTACCATCAAGTCTCTAAGTGCGTCCCCACCTTGTATAATTATGTATCTGTCTTTCATATTAGGAAAATACTTTAATACATCTTCCTCCCATTTTTCTAAATACTTACTTAGAACAACAATCGCCATTTTGGTTTTTATTTCGGAAAAAATATAGCTTGCTAATAGCGATTTACCAGCACCCATCACGAGGTTTATCATACTGAAATGTTCTGGATTTTCTAGTACCAACTTCGATATTCTTTCCTGGTAATCTCTAAGGGTAAACTTCTTATGGTCAAACTCTATATTTGCAAACTCCCCATGTTTCTCTTTACTATTATTAACCAGCTCGATAACATCTGAGCTTACCCTACCATTTGCACCTATATATCCGACATATGCTCTTAATAATGACTTATGTATTCTGTAAACATCATAACCGTTTTCATCAGTATAGTTAACAAAAAATGGCTTATCTTTAACTCTAATGGCTCTACGGATTCTTTTATTAAATTCAAACTTGTAAGACCAGTATGGGCTTATAAATTCATCTGTTATATAGCGCAACGACTTGTCATAGAGCGTTACGACGAAATGTGATACATTAATCTCTAGCTTTAATCTCTTCATAACTCTCCTTTCAAGTTACTAGCTAAAAAATAATTAGGGTAGTTGGTTTCTACCCTAATAGACATTTATTGTTTTATAGGATGACTATTATAATCTGCTAATGCTTCAGCAGGTGCTAAATATACATCCATAATATGGTTAATAGGTTGTGTAGTATCGAACGCCATTGGATTCATCATAGTATCCATGTGATCTTGGTATGCATAAGCACCACCCATAGAACCATTCGTTAAAATAGTTTTGATATTTCTAGTAGACGCTGATGATGAACCATGCGCTACCGAGAAATCTCCAGCTTCATAGTTATTAACAGAGAATGCTGCTACTATAACTTCGAAGAGAGCTATGTTAACAGAGAGTTTACTATTAACCTCTGTGAATAGACGATGTAAGAAACCATCTTGAGTATTGATACTATAAATATCATCATCTTCAGAATCTGATTCTACTTTACGTTTACCACCATTAATAGCAGCACCGAAAAGTTTAGAAATAGATTTAGAAAAGTTAATATAAGAAAATTCAACGTCTGGGATAAATATGATAGGTTTATTCATATCCCAACCCTCAAGAGGAATAACTAGGTTATCATCATTGTCTATACTATATTCAACTTTCTGAACATGTAATAAGAACTCAGTTGTAAAACTACCTACTTTTCTTCCCTTCTTAATCTCTACTGGTATCTCTATAACCTCACCTGTTGTTTTATTAGTTTTAACAAGTGTTAAGTTATATAACATAGAAACAGAAGTTGGTGCAAAACGTTTAACATCTGTAGATGGTGTAATATCAGATAGACCTCTGGCTGAAGATACAGCTACTTTAATAAAGAGATCGAAATCTTTCTTATTATCAAAAACTGTTTCTCTTCCTCCGCCTACTTTATCAATAACATATTTCTTACGAAGATATGCATGTGTATTATCATCTACCTTTGTCTCAAAATCGTTTTGAGCTGCTGGGTTAATAGAAATTGGAAGAGCATTGGCAGAAGAGATTTCGTGTTTAAACGATAATATCTTTTGTGTTATCTCTTGTGTCATAACAGTAGCTGCATAGTGACCAATATGAGAGTGCATAGGTATGTTATAAGACATCTGACCTAAACATTTAGAACATATACAACGTTTATCAGACCATTTACATTTATAAGCTACTCTAAGTTTAATTCTTTTACCTATAAGGTGTGTATGATCTTTAGTTATAACTTCTTCTTTACCAGTTTCTTCATTAAGATAATATTTACCAACTAGCATAGGTAAGTGACACTTAACAGGATTATCTCTAGAGTTATTCTCTGGAAGTACTTCCCATTCTACATAATCTTTTTGACCACAATCTCCATCTACAACTCTTTCAACACGATACATAACTAACTGTAATTTTCTAGCAAAGAACTCTGAAGAACTAACAGCTGTAGTTGATGCTCTAAGAGATTTAGCACCAGTTTGAGATTCCATACCAAGTTCGTCTAGACCATACATACCAGATGTAAATGAAGATGGAATTGGTTTCTTATAAAGCTCTTCAGATAGGTTAGTAATATTACCTCTTGGTCCTAAAACCTGTTTTAACTGTTTAGGGTTCATAGTGCGAGAGATATAACCTTGAGCTATCTTATTATTTTGATATTTTGGAGATGTCAAAATATTATGCAATGTCTTATACGCATTTTCAATTGCAAATGCTACTTCTTCTGTTTTATTCATATTCGCATTTGCTACAGCTCTCATCGAGCTAACTAGATCTGGATGCAATTGAACATCTAAGAATGTATTAATATCTAGGGTTGAAACATAGTCTAGATTATTAAATACGATTTCATTATAGATATCGTTAAATGTAGTTTGCATCTTAAGCCAAATAGCTTCTAATGGCTCTCTAGAACCAGAAGGCTCCATAACATTATCTATAAGATAATGAAGGATAGTTTCATACGTCTTATTAAGCGTATCAGAAACATAGAATCCAGATACATAATTGTTAGTTATATCAAAAGTTGATAAAACTGGTAAACCTTTAAATAGCTTAAGTATGTCCCAAATATATCTGTTTACGATAACTTCCCTAAATGTTAAACGTCTTTCAACACCATCGTCAAATCTAACAATAATGTTAGTCTTAAGTCTGGCATTAAGCTCTTGAGGTGTTTTCTCCATAATTCGACATACGTCGACTATTGGAGTTATGGGTTGCTGCTTGCTCATGTTGTCTCCTTATATTATGTTTAGTAATATTCTTACTATATAAATAATATATAACTGTTATGCAATAACTGTTATAACCATATAGTAAAATAACTCATCTTCCAGTGTTCTATTAATCCTAACTAAACAAAAAATAAATATACTACGATAATACCCTCGGACAGGTATTATCGTAGTTTAGCGAAAAGGAAACACACTGTTGACAACCTTAGAGGATATATATGTTAGGGATTATATATCCTCTATTTTATCAAAAGTTTAGAGGTCTCATAATAGACCTCTAAATGTAAAAGTTAATCCTGACCTTTGATATAAGTATAATCAAAGCCCATCGGTTTAAATATAGCTTTTACTAATTTGATAGCAGAGTCTTCTCCGAAAGGAGTAACTGTTCTGTCAACAGCGTGTTCCATATTAGATGGCTGTGGTGCATTAAGTATATTTTCGTACATAGCTTTATGTGTTGGTACACTATTAGCACGGTCTTTAAGTTCGGCTATAGCCTCTCTACCACCATAATATAAATATAGACGACCTTCTGTCTCTGATAAGATTTTAGTCGGAGTATTTCTATATGGTAATCTATCTCTATTTGCAGCTGTTACTGGAATAGGGAACATAAAGTTATTCAAGTTAGGACTTGAAGTATACAACATGTTATCAGCTGTTTTACAAATTAAGATAGTATATAGAGGAGATATAAGGATAGGGTCCTTAGTTATAAACTCTTTAACAGTTTTACCATCATCTTCTAGAATTGGAATATGGACTGGTCTTCTTGGAGGGGCATATTCTGAGTTTTCAATATCCTTTACTATCTGATAAAGACGTTTAGGGTTTGAAACTTGTTGCATAATATATACTTCTTCGTTTAAGCAAACATTAAGTATTTCACGTTTTTGATTCATGTCTGCTTGCGCATAATAATCAAATTGCGGAGTATTAAATTTACCTAATAATCCCATAAGATATATAAACATTTGTTCAACAAGATCATCAGAAAGTTGATATGTATCTCTAACTCCATTAGCCATTTCTCTTAGTTTAAGTTGGCAATACCTAGAAGCACCATTAATCTCTTGTTGATATGGTCTAGCCATATTCATACGAGAAATAATAGAGTTACTATCCATAATAATGTCAGCTCTACCATATTCATTATATGGCATAAGATGATCTGGGCGAACTTCAGATACGACACCCTTACCACCAGATTGATCTGATATTTTATGTCCTTTACCTAATGTTACTGTATATCGAATAGTAAACTCTATACGATATGTATCTAAAGGTTCATTTCTATTTGAAAGACCTAGTTTATTAGGTAGATTAGAAGTTGATGTCTCTTTTACTTGTTTAAGACGTTTAGATAGGTTTAGAAGTGCTTCGTTAGATTTAATATGTCTAATGTTTTCTTCATGGGCTATCTTACCAGCTCTAACTATAAGGGCATGGAGCTGCGGTGATTTTCTTATTTTCTCTTTACCATATCCATAATCAATATCTTCTAACTCTTCGCATATAGATCTATATGCTTCTAGAATATCTTCGTAATATTTAACATAAGATCTTGCATACTTATCTGGTATTTTAGACATACCATAATAAAGTTCAGAGTTCTTCTTAGGGTTCTTATAACAAACGATATCTACAACAACTCCAGATTTAACTGTTTGACCATTACCAATATCAACATCTTCTCCCGGTCCACGTACATAATAGCATTTATCCATAATTGGATCAAATTTACGTAAATCATCTGCTGATAATAAAGCTGGAGAGAAATCTAAAGGATCTTCATCTAGCCCTGATTTATTAGCTCCAAAGTCTTTGAAATTACGTAATGCCATAAGAACAGAATCAGAATTAATTTGTTCCCCTATTTCTGGAAATGGTTTGTATTCATTTTCATCTCCATATAGGTTAAGCGGCATATATTGACTTCCGAACTCGATAGCCTTAGTTTCAAAAACATCATATCTCATTTTCTTAGATAATGATTCTGAAATGATTACACCGTCCTCTGCTATATCAGGGTGCGTACATAAGATCATATTTGCATTAACACCTAATGCATAGCCGCCATGATCTCTAACAGATGGAGATATAGCTAAACGTGTTCCAGCTG